ATGAAGATAGTGTGGCAGAATCTACCAACTGGAGAAAGTTTCATAGAGGGTGTTTCCAGTGTTCAGAATAAAGATATATCATCAAACCCGACCTCACTAAAGGGAGAGGGGTCATCAGCAAATTCACGGAATTCCTCAACGGCAATGCGAGACGATTCGGAGAACTGAGCGACTTCATTAATAAGCGCAATAGGTGAAAACGGAAGACTCTCTTTATAGAACTGCTCCCACTTGCTACAAGCGAGGATAAGCAACACAGGACGATAAAGGAGGATATCAATAATCCGGTGTCCGAAGACGTTAGCCACATAGGACATTTTTTCTTCCTCGGTATGAATAGAAACGGAAAATTTTTTAGCAAAATCATCACCAAGGGGATGCATTAAGTCCTTAGTAAAGGAAATACGACGCGCTTCGAGGTCTGTCACAAATTCCATATCTTGCCAGCCATCGGGAAGAAGAGTTTCATTCCCATAGCGGCTCCAAGTAATACGGAGAAAAGCAAAAAGTCTCTCAGGGTCTTCATAGTAAGACCAGAAGAGCGGAGAAGGGTCATAAACAGTACGACGACCAGGACGAACAACGGAAAGATATTTCAATTCCATCTCGTAGCGGATAATATAGGAATCATCAGGACAGTCCAGAAGCTCGCCAGAAGCCGAACAAAGCTTTTTTTCAGGGTCTTGCAGAGACTTATTATAAATGCGGCAGAAGACCGAAGAAGACGTTCTGCGACCGATATAAACAGTAGTGGAATCACCATAACCCTGATACATGAACTTGCGAACCTTACGGGCTTTTTCAGGGTTATTCATCTCATCGACAGAAGCAGAAATGACACCCAAATAGAACTCACGCCACCGTTGTTTTGTCATAACAACGTCAAAACAAAAGTCGAGACGGGAAAAATGGCCAAATTCATGACTTTCCTGCATCAGTGACGCGAGCCTCGGCAAGGTGGAGCGGAAAAGCTCACAACCATGACCAGACACTTGTAAAGAGTGCGGAGACTGTTTCGAGCCGTTGTTCGGCTTATAGAAAAGCCCCACAGGGGAATTGTAAGGGGAATTCTCACTTGCATTAGAAGTCTGCACAAAATGCAAATCACACTGTGCAAGCGCATCTTCAATTTTTGGGATAGAGATTGTACCCTGTTCGAAAGCAAAGGTAGCATAATCAAGTTTAACAACCGTTTTCATATAAGAAAACCACCTTTCATTTCCATGGCTAAATGTTACCATAGTATAAAAGGATTGTCAAGAGGAAATTTCAAAAGGTGGGGTGTATTACACGAACACCCCACCGGCTCCCGTCGGCACGGCAGACGCTACGCATCGGGAGCCCCTGCCAGTCTGTTTGGGAGGGGCGAGGACTTCGCCCTCGCGGGGACGAGGGACGCGGTGAAGACGCTATCGCGTGACTAAACGTAGCAACTGCCTGCGAAGTTTCCCAAAAAAAATCAAAAATTTCTCGAGATTTTAAAAAATAATAAAAACAACCCCCCTGACCCTAAAGGGCACGGGGGGAAGTTTTTATTTAGAGGGGGTCTTGCTAATAACCTGCTCTGTATCGTATTCTAAAGCACTTACCTGCTTCACGGACTTGGGGATGGTATACCACTTAGCCCTGCCCGCCTTGCGCACCGTATTGACCAGCTCTTGACCTCCCTCGGGGCGATGTTCCATAGCAATGCAGGAGCGATAGGGAGTAAGACGGCAGAACCAACCAATCCGATTACAAAGGTAAATGCGGTCACAGAGATCACGAATCTTTTTATCAAAGTCCATGGTCTGAGACGAAACAATAATAGTCAAATGGTACTTGCGCTGCATTTTGAAAAACTCGACAGCTTCTCGGGGCATAGATTTGAAGTCACGATTAGAGTGCAGAACACCTATTTCATCAATGAGAATGAGAGAATCAGGGAGAAAGGTCTGTTTCCAATATTCAGCATCTAATTCATAACCGATACCCATATTAGAATAGATAAGCCCTTTATTAGAACGAAGCCACTTATCAGCAACACGAGACATATACAGAGACTTGCCAGAGCCTTTTGAACCAACAACAGCCTCAAGCTTGTAGGGGTTTTTGCAATAGTTATCGATATAAACAAAAAGCCAGCAAACGCAAAAGATAAGAATACCATAAAGCATAAAATATAATCCTTTCTAAAGGCGAAAACGTCGCCGACCATTAAAAATGGTCGGCGGCGTTTTCTCTCAATCGTTAGGAGCGACCGGGAATCCAGCGGCGAAGAATACGGAGAACGATGCCCGCAATAGTGAGAATCACGAAGACAAGGAGAATGGGCTGAGACTCATAGAAATCAATGAGCTGACCCATCCAAGTAATCATCGATGTGAAGAACTCACCGACCAAGGAAAGCAGCGTTGCGAGAATAGAAGAAGTAGCGCCCTGAAGTCATCATCCTTTCATAGAAATATTTATGGCACCTGTCACGAACGGAGCAGGAGGACCAACATAGAGAAAACAGCGGCGAAGATAATAAAATAGCCAATTTCGGGGACAGAAAAGATACCGAAACAATACTGCAAAGGTAGAAATTCCATCAACTCATGCGCCCCCAAATCGCGTTTTTAATCCAAGTAACAGTAGTGACGAAAACAAGGACAACAAGCAAAGCAGAAACGCAAGCTTGCGGGTTGAGAACCTGAGATGTAGTAGTGGAATCTTCCTCATAAGGAAGCTGAATAAGTTGGGTCGCACTGTTATAGGAGTACCTTTCAGAAGTATACCCGGACTTATGCACCGTCTCAGTACGTTCAATAAAAAACGTGTCTCCAAACCAATCCATAATAGCAGTGAAACTATTAGAGACATTAGGGAGATTAGCATACAAAGCCGGAGTATCTGCGGCACGGTCATCATAAGCGGTCAAACTCCCCTCAAAAGGCAATTCTACTTCCTCCGGCACATAGCCGTCACGGAGGTCTGGAGATTCGAGAATATTCTGTGCGGGTTGCTCAGGAGAAAGAACAGCATACGAGGGAGATTCAGCAGAGGCTTTAGCGTCCATATCGGCGACAGCCTGAGCAGATGCCTTAAGATAGTCATACTGCTGAACGGTCATATCGCAAGTACTACCATCTTTATATTGCACAGTGTAGACGGTAACGCCGTCAGAATCAACCCAAGTTTTGATAATAGCAGGAACTTCCATTATTTATCACCTCCATCCCAAAGGCCACGGAGAACAAAACCGACAAGCGAAAGCAGAAGACAAACCAGAATAAAGTGGCCAAAAGTACCGAAGCCAAAAAAGGAAATAGAAAGCACATTGGCGATGAACGATGTAAAAACACCAAGAGCGGAAACAAAATCTACCATGGCAACCAATCCTTTACGAACTTATAAATACCGAGACCGACAAGGAAAACAACAACGGCAATAACGAGAGCACCACCAGAACCGAAAAGGCCGAAAACTGATTTGAAAAAGTCAAGAAAAGTCATCCGTCAACCGCCTTTCTAATGAGCATACGGAGAACAACAGCACCGAAAACCATGAGAGAAACTATAAAAAGGAAACTGCCGAGATTCTGAAATAAGGCATTGAGCGCCGAAATAGAAGTTGATGCAACATCAGTATCAACGGATTCAGTATCGTTCCAGCCCTGAATAGTATCTTTTCCGTTCTTAATATTTTCAGATGCTTCCGGGAACTGATTGATGAGATCATCACGCAACTGGTCGTAAGCGTCAGTATCAGCGGGAAATTCGTCACCAACTTGTAGACCATCAGGAAGCTTATTGGCATCAACCCAATAAGAAATAGTACAACGCACACGAGCAAAAGAACCATACATAGCAGACAAAGAAGAAGCAGTCAGATTTAGGGGAAGAACAATCCAAATCAAATCAGAAGAAGAACAATTGTAAAAAGGATAAGTAAGGCCAACATCAAAGTCACTAGTACCGGAATAACTAAGGTCTATAGGGGTATAGACAAGATTCTGCCGCGTCTCCAACGCTCCAATAACAGAGAAAGAACTATCATTAACATCAGATTTTTCAAAGTTATAACCGAAAGAACTGACAGAAGCGACGGAAGGATAAGAACCAAAATAACGATAATAAAGAACAGGAACAACAGACAAGTCACCGGAAAAAGAAGATGCAGAAGAATAAGCCGAAAAAGAAAAGCGCATCAGGGTATCACGATGAACCGGC